GAGTTACAAACGTTGAACGCTTTAAATGAATCTTTCAGTAATCATCCCGAGCAGAACGGCGGCCAAGGGGCGGCGGCATTGCGGCTGAATCTGGGGGCGAATGATCGGGCGCTGCCGGGGTTTTTGTCAGTAGACCGGGTTCCGCCGGCGGATGTGATTACGGATCTGCGGGAGCGGTGGCCGTGGAAGGAGTCGTCGGTGACGGAGGTCTACGCTTCGCATCTGTTCGAACATTTGCCGGATCGCATCTTCACGATGAATGAGCTTTGGCGAGTGCTGGAGCCTGGCGGGCGGGCGGTGATTGAGGTCCCGAGCGCGTCGCACGGGTCGGGCTGGGCGCAGGACCCCACGCATTGCTCGGCGTGGTGCCTGAACTCATTTCTATATTACCAGAAGGGCACGGCCGAACATACGCGGTTTGCCGCTGGCTATGGGATTGTGGCGAGTTTCCATGTGGCGGAGTTGTCGGAGAGTCCCTATCACCACGGGCGGGAACAGGTTTATGTGGTGCGGGCGGTGTTGGCGGCGGTGAAGTGACTGGTCTGTCGGTAGTCATCCCGAGTAAGAGCATCGGGAATCTGCGGGCTTGCATGGCAGCCGTGCGGCTGTACGATCCGCAACTGCCTATTTGTGTGGTGGACGATGGGGTGGCGTGGCCGGCGCCGGGGCCGGAGGCGTTCCATATTCTGTCCGGGATCAAGCCTTTCATCTACGCGCGAAACTGCAACCTTGGAATTCGGGCAGCTGGCAATAACGACGTTGTGTTACTCAACGACGACGCCCAGCTCGAAAGCGCGGGCGGCTTCACGGCCATGCAGCGCGCGGCGGAACTTCACCCGGAGTATGGCGTCATCGGCGCCGTGACGAACGTCACCGGGCAGCCGCTACAGCATCCTCACGGAATCGGGCTGCGGGAGGTTCCACGCATCGCGTTCGTGTGCGTGCTGATTCCTCGGCGCACGATTGATCGAGTCGGCCTTCTGGACGAAAGGTACTGCCTCGACTACGGCGTGGAAGACGACGACTACTGCGAAGCCACCCGGCGTGCCGGACTCAAGGTCGGCGTCTTAGATCACTGCTACGTGGATCACGGACGCCTGACCAGTTCGTTCCGCGGCGATCCATCAAATCCGCCTAGCTTCGCCAGAAACAAGGCGCTCTTTGAGGCCAAGTGGGGAGTCTCGCCATGATCTTTGGCCTTCTCAGGATCAAGAACGAAGCGCGCTGGATTGCACGTGTCGTGCAGTCGATCCAGCCGGTCTGCGGGCGCATTCTGATTCTTGACGACCATTCGACCGACGGCACGCCCGAGATTTGCGAGGCACTCGGATGCCAGGTCTTCCGCTCGCCTTTCGAGGATATCCACGAGGCCCGCGATAAGGATTACCTGCTCGAAAGGGCGTGGGAGTCCGGGGCCGCGATTGGCGACTGCTGCCTGATGATCGACGGGGATGAGGCGCTCCACCCGGACGACGTGCCCGCGCTTTTTGCCGCCGCGAGTTCCGGGGCAGTTTGCTGCTCGGTGCACATCATGTACCTGTGGGACCGCGAGGATCAGGTGCGGGTAGATCACCTGTATCGGGAATTCCGCCGGCCTTCGCTGTTTCGGTTGACGGAGCGAAACCTGTCGTTCCTGCGGACCGAGCACGGCGGTAATCTTCATTGCTCCTCGGCCCCGGCGCAGTTGTTGTCGCAAATCACGCCAATTCCTGTGCGCCTGCTGCACTTCGGCTATCTGCACCGTGAGGACAGGGTTCGCAAGTTTCACTGGTACAACTCAATCGATCCCCACAAGGAACTCGAAGACCAATACCGGCATATGGTGGTGGGTGATCTTTTCCCCGCCGATGCCTCGTTCCGCTTTGCTGGCCCGTTACAACTGGAGGCGCTATGCCTGGACCGCCACGAAAACCAACAAAACTAAAGCTGTTAGCGGGTAATCCCGGCCATCAGAAGTTGAGGCCGGAGCCGGAGCCGGAACTGGGGATTACGGCCTGCCCGAAGTATCTGCCGGTGCTTGCTAAGAAGCAGTGGAAGCACCTGGTTCACCATCTCGACTCGCTGAACCTGCTGACGAAGGTGGACGCCGCTGTGCTGGAGGGCGTGTGTGTGGCGTACGCGCGGGCTGTAGCAGCCGATCAGATTCTGGACAGCGAAGGGCTGACGAAGACCGAGGACGGCAAGACTCGGCAGCGGCCCGAAGTAGTGATCTCCCATAACTGCTGGCTGCGGGTCAAGTCATTCGCTACTGAGTTCGGATTGACGCCGGCGAGCCGTGGCAAGTTAGCGGCGGCAACGGGCAAGAAAGAAGACGATCTTGATGTTTTGCTGGCAGGGTAAACGCTTGTGGCAGGAATTCTAGACGAGGCGAGAGCATCCCGCGCAGTCAATTTCTTCGAGCGAATTCTTAAGCATACCAAGGGGAGGTTTGCCGGCAAGCCGTTTCTGCTGATCGACTGGGAACGGGGGATTATACGGGAGGTCTTTGGCACGGTCGATCTGGATGGCAATCGCCAATACCAGACCATCTACGTCGAGGTACCGAAGAAGAACGGCAAGTCTGAACTAGCGGCCGGCGTGGCGTTGTACCTCCTGCTTGCCGATAACGAGCCGGGCGCCGAAGTCTACAGCGCGGCCGCGGCGAAAGATCAAGCGGCGCTGGTATTCAATGTAGCGGCTTCGATGGTAGAGAAATCTCCCATCCTTAGCGCGAAGCTGCGGGTGATTCGCAGCACGAAAAAGATTCTGAAGCGGGACGACCCGGACAGCTTTTACCGGGCTATCTCGGCAGACGGCGATTTGCAGGACGGCATCAACCCGCACGGCGTGATTGTGGACGAGTTGCACCGTTGGAAGGTGGCAAAAGCCGTCGATCTGATGGACGTGTTGACGCGCGGCACGATTGCCCGCTCCCAGCCGCTCGTCTTCCAGATCACCACGGCAGGCCTTGCGGAAGAATCCCCGCTGTGTTGGCGGCAGCATGAGTATACCCGCCAGGTGCGGGAGGGGATATTCAACGATCAGCACTTCTACGGGCGTGTGTGGGCTGCCGACGTGGAGGATGACTGGACGCAGCCGGAGACATGGGCCAAGGCTAACCCTTCAATGGAGGCCAACGGCGGATTCCTGAAGCTATCAGCCATCGAGAAGGAATACGAGAAGGCCAAGAATGAACCGGCAGAGCAGGCGGCTTTCAAGAGGTTCCACCTCAACATCTGGGGCCAGAAGGAAAACCGCTGGATGGATATGGCGAAATGGGACGCCTGTTCGACCGAGACTCGGGCGCTAATCGAGCGGCCTTGCTATGCGGGGCTGGACCTATCGAGCAATATCGATCTTACTTCGATGGTGCTGCTGTTCCCGGCTGACGACGGCAGTTTTGACGTTCTGCCGTTTTTCTGGATTCCGAAAGAGAACATGCGGAACCGGGAGTTGAAGGATAAGGTTCCCTATCGGCAGTGGGTCGAGCAAGGACTGATCGAAGCGACCGAGGGCGACGTAATCGACATTCGCGCGGTGCGGGCGAAGTTGAAATGGGCTGGCGAGATGTTTGAGCTGCGAGAGATCGCTTTCGACAAATGGCACGCCCTGCAATTGTCGCTGGAATTGACGGATGACGGATTTACCTGCGTGCCGATTGCCCAGAACTTCGGGGGGCTGAGCGAACCTACCAAAAAACTGATGGAACTGACACTGAATGGACAAATCCGGCATGGCGGTCACCCTGTCCTTCGATGGAATGCCGACTGTGTGACTGTCAAGCAGGACGATAAGGACAATGTGCGGCCAGTCAAGCCGGATCGGCTGAAGAGCGGCAAGCGCATCGACGGCATGCTGGCGCTGATAATGGCCGTGAACCGCGCCACACTGAACATGCAGGCGAGCTCGAACTACCTCACCAGAGGGCTAATCTCGCTGTGACGATGCTCCAGAAGGCCGCCGATTGGTTCGGTCTGTTCCGCAACGAGTTCCTGCGCCGCGCCTATATCGGCATGGGATACGGCGGAATGACCAACGCCGGAGTAACGGTCACCGAACAGGGGGCGTTGCAGTCCGCCGCGGTTTGGGCTTGTGTGCGCGTGCTTTCCCAATCATGCGGGATGATCCCGCTGCACGTGAACCGGGAATCTCCGGACGGCAGCAAGACGCGCGCATTGGACGCCGCGGCGTACCCGATTCTGCACCATTCGCCAAATAAGAACATGACTTCGGTGGACTGGCGGCAATGCGCCATTGTCCATTTCCTGCTATACGGGAACCACTTTTCATTGATCCAGCGGCTTAACGGACGGCTGATCGGTCTATGGCCGATGCGTCCGGACCTGATGCGGGTAGTGCTCGATACCGATGGCACTCTCGGTTATGAGTACTCCACCAGCACCGGAGTACAAAAATTCGCGCAAGCCGACATCCTGCACATCCGTAATTTCTCTTGGGATGGCATCAACGGACTTTCGGCCATTTCGCAAGCGCGGCAAGCGGTAGGGCTGACACTCGCTGCTGAGCAATACGGCGCATCGTTCTTCAAGAACGGCGGTCGGCCCTCCGGCGTTCTTAAAATGCCTCAGGCGATGAAGCCTGACGTGCTGCAGCGCATCCGGGAATCCTGGGAGGCTCTGCATACCGGCACCAATAACAGCGGTCGCGTGGCCATCCTGGAGAACGGGATGGAGTATCAGGCCATCTCGATTCCGCCGGCGGATGCTGAGTTCATACTGACGAGAAAGTTTCAAAACAGTGAGATTGCCAGACTGTTCGGCGTGCCGCTGCACATGATCGGCGATCTGGACCGCGCGACGTTTTCGAACATCGAGCACCAGGGCATCGAATTCGTCACACACACGCTATTGCCGATCCTGGTAGCCATCGAACAGGCCATTAAGAAGTCGCTGCTCGCGGGGCCGGGCGAATCCAACCTGTCGGCAGATTTCGTGGTGGATGGACTCATGCGCGGCGATCAGTCTAGCCGCTATGCGTCCTATGCGGTAGGGCGCCAATGGGGATGGTTGAGCGTCAACGACATTCGGCAGCTCGAAAACATGAACAAGATTCCAGAGGGCGGGGATGTATATATGCAGCCGATGAACATGACGGACGTTTCAAAGCCGATACCGCCGCCAAACGAACCAAAGCCGGGATTAAAGCCACTGCCAGCAGGAGAACAGAAGCCATGATGCAAAAGGATTTTCGATTTTCCATCAAATCGACCGAAGACGCGGGAACCTTTACAGGCCTCGCCTCGACCTACGGCAATGTGGACTTGGGCGGCGAAGTCTGTGAGCGCGGCTGCTTCACGAAGTCCATCAGCGACAAGGGCGGCGAGGTGGTTCTGCTCTGGCAGCACGATCAGCGTGAACCAATTGGTATGGGCCAAGTGGAAGACACGCCGAAAGGTCTGCTGCTACGTGGCACGCTGGCTATCGACGCCTCGCCGGTGGCGGCCAAAGCCTACGGTTTGGCGAAAATGGGCGTGCTGAAGGGTCTGTCGATTGGCTACGACACGATCAAAGACGAAGTGAAGGGCGGCGTCCGCTACTTGCGCGAACTGAAGCTCTGGGAAGTGTCTCTGGTGACATTCCCGATGAATGAGAAGGCTGAACTAGCCTCCGTCAAATCCTTTGAAGACCTGGACAATCTGATTGAGCCGCTCCGCGTGGACCTTAAAATGGGCCGCGTGTTGAGCGCCGCGACGATTGCCAAACTCACGGAAACGCGAGATCAAATTTCGGCACTTCTCGACTCGGCAACCACCGATGAAGAAGCCGCCAAAGCAGCGGAACTGAGCCGGTCCTTCCACTCGGCGTTCGCGAAACTCCAAATCCCGAAAGGACTATTTCTATGACGCCCCAAGAACTCCAAGCACTCGAAACCGTCATTACCGCCAAAAACGCCGAGATCGACAATTTCATCAAGAAAGCCAACGATGAAATCGCGGTCACCGGCAAAACCGCAACCGAAACAAAAACCGCTCTCAACACGCTCGCCGTAGAGTGCAAAGACATGATGAACCGCCTTTTCGCCATCGAACAGAATGGCGCAAAGGGCACGGCAGCCGCGGAACGCCAGAAGTCCATCGGCGAAACCGTGGTCGAGTCGGCTTTCTACAAGTCGATGAAGGAAAGCGGTGCCAACCGCAGCGGGCAGATCAAGATCGGCAATCTGTTCGGCACAAAGGACATTGTAAACGCTACCGGCGTGACGACTGTCACTCAGCCGCTCGTTGCGCCGATGATGGCCCCGATGATCCAGCCGATCATTCGCCGTTTGACGGTCCGTGATCTGCTGCCCACGGGCCGCACCACATCGAATCTGATCCTGTATCCGAAAGAAAACGTGTTCACGAACCTCGCGGCTCCGATCTATCAGGCCGCGATCGCTTCCCCTGCGACTCCGGCAATGTTTGAAAACGTGCTCAAGCCGAAATCGGATATCACGTTCACCCAGGCGTCCGCTCCGGTGCAGACGGTCGGTCACTACCTCAAAATCTCGAAGCAGATGCTCGATGACGCGCCGATGTTGAGCGACTACATCGATACCCGTATGCTGTACGGCCTGAAGCTAGTGGAAGAAACCCAGCTGCTCACTGGCGACGGCACTGGCGCGAACCTGAACGGCATCATCACCCAGGCGACCGCCTATGACACCACACTGAACGTCGCGGGCGACACGGACATCGACAAGCTCCGGCATGCGATCTATCAGGTTCGCAAGTCGGAACTGAACGCCACGGGGATCGTCATGAATCCGCTGGACCTGCAAGTGATGGAACTGACCAAGACGACCGGTACGGCGTCTAGCGGCCAGTACGTCTATGCGAATCCGCAAGCCGCGCAGCGACCGCAAATGTGGGGGCTGCCGATTGTGGACACCAACTCGATGCCCGCCGGAAAGTTTCTGGTCGGGGATTACGCGATGGGTGCCCAGATTTGGGACCGCCAGGACGCCACAGTGGAAGTCTCGCGCGAAGATCAGGACAATTTCGTGCGGAACATGGCGACCGTACTGGTCGAAGAGCGGCTGGCCCTCACGGTCTACCGCCCCCTCGCGTTCATCTACGGCACGTTCTAATGCTGGGGATGATCAAACTGCGCGCCCTCCGGCCCTTCATCGGGCAGGAGGGCCACATTTCAGTAGGCGACGAGTTCCACGTGCAAGAGGACCGCGCGAAAGAACTGTTGCAGATGGGCACGTTGGTCGAGGTGGTAAAGCCAACGCCCGAGCCGACGCAAAACAAGGCCACTGGACCCGCTAAAAACAAGTGAACTCACTCAGCTATTCTCTGACGATCCTTCCGCCGGGCGGTGCATTGGGCGAGCCGGTTACGCTCGCTCAGGCCAAGCTGCACCTCCGCGTTGACGGTACCGACGAGGATACGCTGATCAACAGTCTGATATCGGCGGCGCGGTCTGCCATCGAAGGGCAGATCGGGCGCTTGTTGGTCACGCGCACCGCTGAACTAGGACTGGTTGGATTCCCGTTCTACGGCGATTCCAGCCAGTTCTATGCTCAGTACGGGCGCTATGCGGTTGGGCCGTTCACGCCGTACCCGCCGATTCCTATCCCGCTGCCGCCGCTGCAATCCGTCGTGTCGATCAAGTACACGAAAATTGACGGCACCACCGTAACAGTGGACCCGTCGATCTATACATTCGACGCTTCCGGCCAGCCTGGATTGATTTTTCCGCAATATCAGAAAACATGGCCGACCGATCTTTTCTTTTCGGGCGGGTACCCGGTGCGAATCCAATTCACAGCCGGCATGACGGAGATTCCGCAAGACTTGATTTCTGCGGTGCTGCTGATGATCGGGCACTTGTATATGAATCGCGAGGCCAGCACCGTGGGCCGCATGGATGTTGGCTCAGAATTGCCGTTAGGCGTGCAATATCTGATCCAGCCGCACCGCTATTACGAGTTCCAGTGAGCTTGCCGCTTGTCAGTTGCCTGATGCCGACGACGGAGAGTAGGCAGCGCTTCCATGCGCGGGCAAAGGCCATGTTTGCGGCGCAGGACTGGCCGAATAAGGAACTGATCGTAATTGACGGGCCTGGAACGATTGGGGCAAAACTAAACGAGGGGATACGGCGATCAACCGGAGACATTCTAATCAATTGGGATGATGATGACTGGAGCGCTCCAGATCGGATCGCGCGGCAAGTGGGATTTCTCTGTGACAGTGGAACGGCGGTCGTCGGCCTGTCTGAATTGATCTTCTATGCCGAGGGCCAGTCGGAGGGTTGGGCCTATACCGGAGACGGAGGGTATGCCCCAGGGAGCACTCACTGCTACACGCGGGAGTACGTACAGCACCACCCGCATCAGGATATGAACGAGGGCGGCGATGCTCTGTTTTTTAGCGAAGCTGCGGCGCTAAAGCAATTCGCGGTGCAACCAGCTGGAATATCTCTAGTCGCGTGCGATCACCACGGAAACACGTGCCCGAGACGTGATCCAGACATGGTATTCCTCCATGACCACTCTCCGATGTGGCGCAAGGTTCCGTTTCACGCGTTCGCCTCGACAGTGTTCCCGTATCGACTCAAATGCGACACCTCTACGGAATAGCCACGATAGATGCCGGATCGCTTCGGCATCGAGTCCAATTGCAGACCGGTAGCAGCGTGGCCGATGGCTTCGGGCAAACGAAGATGACGTGGAGCACGGACGCGACGATGTGGGCTTCAATCAGCGCGATTGCCCTGACGGAATCCTTTCAGATGGAGAACTTTACGTCCAAAGTGACGCACGAAATTTGCATTCGCTATAGTGCCGCACTGGTGGTGCAGGTGGGGAAGCGCATCATTTACGGTTCCCACGTGTATCTGATCCAGGCTATCGACAATGCGATGGCGATGAATGTTTTTTTGCGGATGCAGTGCCTTGAGTTGGACGGTGTTGAGTGATCGAGCAAGGGCTGGCGGCATACCTCGACGCAGATGCGGGGCTGACCGCGCTGATTGCCGGTCGGCTGTATCCAGTGGTGCCGCCAGAGGCCGCGATCTACCCGTGCCTGACCTATCAAGTGGTGGTGTCAGAGCCGGAGTACGATTTGCGCGGCGTGCAATCCGGCAAAAAGACATTCCAGTTCGACGCCTGGGGCACCTACAGCCAATGCCGGAGCGTGGCGCAAGCCCTCCGCGACAGGCTAGACACCGCTCATACGACATTGAGCGACGGCACGCGGCTAATGAGCGCGTGGCGAGCAAACGAGATTGATTCTTTTGATGGCGATTCCCGCCTCTATCGAGTCATGTGTGAATACGAGCTGCTATTCGTAGAGCCGTAGAGTAGTACCCCGGCACTCCGGGGCCATTCCAAACCAAAAGAAAGCAGGAAATATGCCTTACACCGGAACGGCTGCCCAGGGCGGCCTAGGAACTACCATTGCACTCAACACGGGCACCGCATCAGTGCCAGTGTGGACCACCATCGGCGAGATTCGCAAAGCCACGCAGTCGAACTACCAGAACGAAACCGACGACGCGACCAACTTCCAATCGAGCGCGCGCGAATTCATCGCCACGATCCTGAATCCCGGCACGTGGGATCTGGAGATCAACCGCGTAAGCTCCGACGCTGGCCAGACCGCGCTTGTCACTTCGCTGAACGCGAGGACAACCAAATCGTACAAGATCACGCTGCCGCTGACCACCGCGCAAACCACGTCCGGAGATACCAAGACCTTCTCTGCGATTGTCGAGAAGTACGGCGCGGAACTGATGCCGGACAAGATCGTAAAGATCACGGCATCGCTGAAGGTTTCCGGCGCTATCACCGAAACGGCCGGCACCTAGGCAAAACTGGAAGGAAGTCCAGCCTATCGGATTCGAACCGAAACCTTTACAGCCATGGTGGTGGCACACCTTCTGCCCACTGTTTTGTGGGCTAGGTAGCGGTTGCCAATCATTTCGCCAGAAGCTGGACTTCCTATCTATTCTAAACCCCGGAGATCCCCATGCATGTATCCGTTCACGTTATTCTGCTCGTTATCGCCTTCGTGTTGTTCCTGCTCGCTGGCTTTAATGTTCCGTCGCGCGTCAATCTCGTGGCTCTCGGTCTCGCCGCTTGGATCGCTGCCATCCTGTTCGCATGAAAAGCCATTCCGTAGCCGGAACGCCGGCCAATCCCACTGTCAAATACGCCACGCTGAAGATCGAAGGCGCAGAATATCGGCTTGCCTACGACTTCAACGCCATTGCCCAAGCTGAAGCAATTGCAGGCTGCAACCTCCTGCAAGGGGTTCGCAACCTCTCGAGCCTCAGCGCGGAGCAGTTGCGTGGCCTGCTATTCGCGGCGCTCTCAAAAGCGCATCCGAAGATTACGCTGCTGGGGGCTGGCGAAATGGTTCGGCTCGATAGCGTGAGACCGATCACCGAGGCGCTGGCAGAGGCTTACATGCTCTCACTGCCTGAGAAGAAGGAAAACCCTACGGAGCCGGCCGCAGACGGCGCGCCGGACGACGATTAACCCATCAGGAATTGTGGGACCGCTGCTGGTCGAACGCCCGCATTCACCTGGGGCTAACGGACGAGCAGTTCTTCTCGCTGACGCCACGTCAGTTCAGTCTTTTAATGGACCGCCACAAGGAACGCGAGGAGTTGAAAGAATTTCTCTCTGCGCAAGTGGTGGCCGCCATCGTCAATCACAGCTTCTCGCCACCCGAGAAGGAACAAGCGCCGGCAGACTTCATGCCGTCGCTAATCTTCGAGCGCAAGCGGGAGCGGAAAACCCGGATTGACCGCAAACAGGTAGCGGCGGACGTGCGGTCACTCTTCGCTGCATACCAACCACCAAAAGGATGAACCATGCAGAAGCCGACTTGCCCAGCCCCGCCACCACCGAAGCCCCCGCTGCCGGTTCCCTCTGCTGATCGAGCCACATTGCCGCAAGAGTGGCTAAAAGTGAATGGTACATGGTGGGGCTTTTAATCTAGACGCCCATGGACATCCAAATCACGGGACTCGAACAGGTGCAGCGCAATCTAGCGGAAGCTCCGGCGCATATCGTCGCCAGCGGCTTCACGAAAGCACTGGACGCCGGTATCAAAGTTGTCCAAGTCGAGGTTGCCGCGCGCACGCCGGTACAGGTTGAGGACTACGGCTTGCATCAGGAATCCGGCTCACTGCTCGATCACATCATGACCACGGTAGAGATTGATTCGTCGCTGCGCGGCGGCGTGGCTAAAGTCGGCTTCGGGAAGTACGGGCAGGTTGCGAACTGGGTCGAGTACGGGCACCGGCAAGTGACGCACCAGCCGGGTAAGCGAGAAGTCGGCTTTACTCCTGCTCATCCATTCATGCGGCCCGCTCTCGCCGCCGCCGCTGATGCGGCGATTGAGGCATTTGCGGAGACGTTGGAAGCTTCGCTAGAGGCGGCGGTCAATCATGGCTAGAGCTGGCGTAATAACTGTAAATTTGAACGCTGGTACCGCCCAGTTCATCCAGGAGATGGACAAGGCGAATGCCAAAGTCCGCGACTTCGGCAAGGGCGCACATGGAACCGGCGAGTCTTTTCGGCAAATGGGCGCGCATACCGTTTCCGGGACGATGGCGGCCAGCGGCGCTATCCGCGTCATGGAAGGCAACGTCCAGAACAACATCCGGGCGGTCGAGCGGTTCCTGAGCACAACGCTAAAGCTCGGGCCAGTTCTGCAAGCCGCTTTTCCGGTCGTCGGGGCTATTGCTTTTGCCGGCTTGATCGCAAAGCTTGGAGAAGAAGCGGTTAAGTTCTTCAAGGAGCTCCAGGCTTCCCCGGAGAAGGCAAAAGGAGCATTCGCGGAACTAAACGCGACACTCAACATCACAAACGATACGCTGCGAGTTTCAAATGACCACCTTGATAACGAGATCGCGAAACTGCAAGGCAAGCCGCAGAACAACCTGAAACTGGCGCTCGATGAAGCGCGGTTGGCGGCCGACAATCTAGCGAAGTCACTTGAAAGCGATATTCAGGCTTTCTACAAGCTCCTAAAGGAGCAGGAAGTCGGCACGGTCAGCCTCAAGCACCTGGCGGGGCAAGCGTCAGACGCCGATTTAACGAAACTGATAGGCGGTGAAAGCGGATTCGGCGGACTCAGCGCGAGAATCGCCCAGATCACGGATGAGGGCACGAAGAAGATTGCCGCGCTCAAGGACGAGAAGGCACAGCACGCTGCACGGGTCGAGATGGATACTCGGCTCAATAAAGAGTACGCGAACAGCATCAGCGCGGTAAATGACAAGATCGGCCAGACGCAAAAACTTCTAGACCAACACAAAGGGCGAACTGTCGGAGATGTCGTCGTTCAATGGAAACCCGATTCGCTCATACCGAGCGGCTTATCCGTCGCGGAGGACGCGCGGGCGAAGATGGAGAAGCTTGTCGCTCTCCGTCGCGCGCTGCAGGCTCAGCAGGTGTTCATTCCGCTTCAGGAAGAGAACACCGATAAGACGGCTAAAAAAACCAAACTGACTGTCGCCAACGAAAACGCCAAAGTCGGCCAGCCTTTCCAGAACGAGATGGCGAAGCTGGAGGCAGCTTACAAGGGCGCAGTCGAAAAGCTGAACGCGGCTGGTTTGAGCGAAGGCGGAAAGGCCTTGGCTAAGGCGCATGCCGAGGCGTTCGTGGCTATTGCCAAAGTCAACACGGCGCTAAAAGACCAGCATCAGGCACTACTGACACTGAACCAGCAGGAGCAGATAAGGTCAGTTCTAACCAAAACGGTCACAACAGAAGCGGAAGCCACGTGGCGCGAGAGTCTGGCTAAATCCACGGCTGAGACGAACGCGCGCATTCAGTCCCAGGAACTGCTGACAGCGGCTATCGGCAAGGGATATGCGGCAGTCAAGGCGGCTCGCGTCGAGACGCAGCTAGCGCAGGAGGCTCCGGAGAAATACTTCGATCCGCAATTCAGGAAGACTCATGCGGCGGATTTTGATGCTGGACGGGTAAGGCTCGGCAAGCTGGACGATGCGATCAACGTCGATCAGATCACGAAAGCCACCGATGCGCTGCACGATCAAATCGAACTGGAGAAGTCGCTAGCTGCGGTGCAATCGGCGGGCGCGGAAGCCATCGAGCGCGTAACGCTTGCATACCGGCTGCGTGAGATCGTCATGCGCGGCGGGCTGGCGGCTACCAAAGAGCAGATTAAAGCCGAGATGCAGCTGTTCGACGAGCGGCGGGTGGCGCAGTCCGAAAAAGACTTGACCGGGCTGAATCTGGAAATTTCCGGTTTGCAGCGACTCTCAGCGGCACAGATTCATGGCGCGGAAGCGGCGCGGCAGGCGGCACTAGCCAACGAAGCGGCGCGGCTCAAGTTCGAGGGCAAGTCCGACGCTGTAGTCGGCGGGTTCCTGCAGAAAGCCGAACTGGAGCACCAAGCCGCCATATTAGACAACGTTCTAAAGACGGCAAATGCCACTCGCGACCGTATCGCTAAGCTTGCGGAAGAAGAGGCGGCTGCCCGCAGCCTCCAAGACACTCAAGCCGATCAGCTAGGACTCGCGATCAAGCTCAAAGAGATCGACCAGGAGCGCGTGGCCATCCTGAGCGAACAGGCTCTGGTCTTTGGCAACGCACGCGACGGAATGAAGCAGTTCTTCGCTGAGATGGCTACGGAGTCGATCAGCGCGGCCCGCATGGTGCATGACACGCTCGGCAATGCATTCAACTCGCTCAATGACACGCTAGTGAAGGTCATGACCGGCCAGAAGGTGAGCTGGTCGAACTTCTTCCGGCAGATCGGCGAGGACATGTCCAAACTCGCTGTGCATCAGCTTGAGGTCGAAGCGGTCAAGAAGATCGGCGCGATCATCACGGCGCGGCAACAGTCGCACGTCGGCCAGAAGAAAGGGCCGATGGACAAAGTGATGGATGCGGTAAGCGTGGCCTTGGGCGGCGCGGGTGCCGTTAAGCGGGACGGCAACACGGAAGCGTCCGCGCTGTATGTCACGTTATCGACGGCCAGCAGATCGGCCGCATCGCTTACGGGCAAGCCAGACGGCACGGCTATTAATCCCTTCTACGTGATTGTCGAGGGCCAGCAGGGACAGCAACAGCAGAAGGGGCAGAGTGTACTAGGAACCATCGCCGGGGCGCTTATGGGATTGGCTGGAGCGGCTGGCGCGGCGAAGGGGGGCGGTGCGTCATCTTCCGGCGAAAGCGTCAGTTCCTCGATCACCTTCGATTCTGTAGGCACGCCGCAAAAGTTCGGCGGCTATAAAGCCATCGGCGGAGGCGTGGACCCCGGCTACTCCTACGTAGTTGGCGAGCGCGGGCCTGAAGTGTTCACGCCTGGATCTCGCGGCGCGATTATTCCGAACAGCGGCGGGCGCGGCAGCGGGAACGTTTACTACAACATCGACGCCCGCAATTCAGACCCTGTAGCGACGGAGCAGCGCGTACGCGCCGCACTGGCCGCCACGCATAAGAGCGCGGTCATGACCTCCATGCGCGCCATGACAGAGCAATCGAGACGCACGCCGCGGCACGCCTAGCATGCCTACTTGGACCGTAATCACGATGCCGTCAACACCGGCGCCGAAGGGCGTCGAGATTGAGCGCTCCGACTCGGTAGCGATAGCCATCAGCCCATTCACTGGCGATCAGCAGACGCAGGACTGGCAATGGAGCAATACAGCGGTCAATGTGACGATGCCGCCGATGGACATGATCACGGCAGGCCCGTGGCTCACATTCCTGCAGGCGGCGCACGGGCAAGCCAACGTGTTCCTCATCCCTAACGCAGCATTCGCGGCGATGCTTCCCGGTACCACCACCGGCTACTGGCGCATGAAGGCCAATTTGGTGAAGTGGTCGATCAACGAAGCAAATATCGTCGGCATCCAATTCGAGATGCGGCAGGCGCAGACGCAATGAGAAACATCACCTCCGCGATGGTCACGGCGCTGTGCTCCGGCCAGCTCCGGCCAGCGTTCTTTGTTCAGGGCCAGTTCACCAGCGGAACCGTGTACGTTTGGACCGGCCAAGGCTCGATCACGTGGGGCGGCCATACGTGGATCGGACTCGGCGGCCTCGGCAGCATCTCGACGATAGAAGAAGCCGGAGCGGTGGCCGCCAAAGGCATCACGCTGACGCTGAGCGCGCTAGACCCCGCATGGCTTACCCACGTGCTCGGGGAAGTGCAGCAGGGGCTTCCGGTACTGGTTTTCCTGGGCCTGTTCGATACCTCCAACGCGCTGATTCCGTCGCCGGTGTGCAGCTTCAGCGGGCGCATGGACGAGCCGGTGATCACCGTAGCGGGAGAAACGGCCACGCTCGCGATCAATTGCGAATCACGACTGGTGGACATGGACACGCCATACAACCGGCGTTATACGGATGAGGACCAAAAGATCGACTATCCGAATGATCGCGGGTTTGAGTTCGTCAGCGGCATTCAGGAAATCACTTTGTATTGGGGCCGCACGCCAAACTCGCACAACGTATGAAACGGCTCGACGATTGGCAGTCCCGGCTACACGTGTATCTGGAAGCGTGCGAGGCGAAACCGTTTCGCTACGGCCAATTTGACTGCTGCCTGTTCGCGTGTGGCGCGGTCGAGGCGATGACCGGTGTTGACCTGGCCGCTCCGTTCCGGGGCCGCTACGGGACGCGCGCCAATGCGCGGAAAGCGCTGGGCCAGTATGGCGGGCTTCCGGCGTCTCTGGAGAAGGCGATGGACCGCGCGGCCCACGATCACGGCATGGCCGAAGTCTCGGTCAACTTCGCCGGGCGCGGCGATCTGGTATTGATTCCGCGCTCGCTCGACTTCGCGCTGGGGCTTGCTTACGGCGCTGACATTCTGGTTCCGTCCTATCGCGGCTATCTGGATATTCCGCTGCAGAGTGCATCGCGCGCCTGGAGGACGGCGTGAGCAAGTTCGTCGGCGTTATCATTGGCGCTGCTGAAATAACCGTAGGGGTGATTCTCGAATTCGTCCCTGGAATGCAGGGGCTCGGTACGTTCTTGATCATCGCCGGGGCTGGCCAGTTAATCGGTGGCGTCGGCACACTTCTAAGTCAACCGCAGGGAGGCCTGGCAGTCGCCACGCGCAATCCGGTTGCTCCGTGGAATGTCATTTACGGTAAGACCAAAATCGGCGGCACGATCATCTATTTCAATGAATCGGGGGATAACGACAAATACCTGGACATCGTGAGCGTATTGGCCTGCCATCCTTGCGATGCAGTCGAGGCCGTCCTATTCGACAATCAGAGGCTCCAGATCGACCCAGCCACGGGATGCAGCTTCTCGCCGGTGCAGCAGACGGTTTCGATCAGCAGCATCACGCGCTCGAACGGCGTCGTAACGGTAGTGCTTCCGGCGGATATCCCGCTTCTTGAAGATGGCGACCAACTTCAAATCAAGAACGTCACCACAGACAAAACACTCAACGGAATTTACACTGTAACGGTCGTTTCGCAAACGCACGGATCACCCGGAACGATCACGTTTTCTTACATCTGCGGCGGGGCGAATGTCGCAATCACGAGCCAAGGGCAGGCGAAAACTCGATGGGCGGACTATCGCGCCAAGGTCTATTTCGAGGCGCTGCTAGGAACCCATACCACAACGTTCGCCGGGATGCTGAACGGCACTCCATACGATGGCAACACTGGCAACCTGATCCAGCCGAATCCGAATCCATGGACCTCGGCGCATCTATGCAGCGGGCGCACGGTGGTTTTCCTCCGACTGCACTACAACGATGAAGTGTTCAGCGGCGGTCTGCCGAACATCAGTTTCCGAGTGCGCGGCAAGAACGACATCTACGACCCTCGCACTGGGACGAATGGATACACGGAAAACGCGGCTCCCTGCATCGCCGATTACCTCCATTCCAAATGGGGCTTCAGTGCGATCTATAGCACGGAGATTCCGGACGACGGACTGATTGCGGCGGCGAACACTTGCGATGAGGTCGTGACGCTCGCCAGTGGCTCGACTCAGGCGCGGTATACCTGCGATGGGACGTTTCAGTTATCCACCTCGCGCGGCGGGGTGTTGCAAAATCTCCTCACCTCGTGCGGCGGAAGAATCACCTTCGTCGGGGGGCAGTTTCGCATCTGGCCGGCAGCGTGGAGCCTTGCATCGAATCTGTCGATTGGCTGCGGGCGGAATCTAACCTCAGCCACTCTCTCGGCGTGGAGCGACTACACCGGGAATAGTTCGCCGAACGGGCAAGCAGAGCAACTGATTCAGTATTCCGTCGATGGTGGAGCGAACTGGGCGGAGATGTTTCATTCATTTACGGATTATTCTCTACGGCTCGACACTGTGTCCCTGCCAGGGTTGGCTTACGTCGGAGATTTGCAAGTGCGGGCAGTTTTGTCGAATACTCTGCTCCAAGATCCGATCAACACGGTTGCACGTTATTACGA